TTTGTGACTCCTGTGTTGTACTCTGTACCAGCCGAGCCATTGACTGTTGTCTGTATGCGAAACGGATGTGCTCCAGAGGAGTTACCGTTTACGAATCTATATGTTTTACCACGTGTCAAGTACAAGGTAGGGTCATTGACCGCCCCGGTCAAGCCCTCTCCTGTAAACGTATAGTGGTTGTGGCCATCTGCTCCTAGTGTATAGGTACGATCAAGAGCATCGGCGTGTAATTTACCAGCTGTAATCTGAGCGTCTGCCAGATCAGCTGTGTGCACCTGACCGTCTTTAATACCGCCAGTGCTTACTTGTGTTAATGCCATTATGGTTTAGGATATTTGTCTTTAGTTTCCTTTATCTTCGCTTTCCAAGCATCAATACCAGAATGGTAAATTAAATCTAGCTGATCGACCACGCTAGGATATTCTGCTTTGCGTTGTGACTTATATGAATTATTTTCTAAATCCCATGCAGCCTGTAGTGCAGCAAGTCCATCTGTACATTCTTTTTCTGTAGGTTTAGAACCACCATCATGCACTATTAAATTTGCATAAATTTTGTTTTTTGAATCAGACCAGCCAAACCATTGTCCATCACGAACTGTTATTAAATAATCTTCTATGTGATCTGCTCTACCTGTCCGAAAATTCATTATGTATCTCCTAATCTGATAAATAAAACATTTGCATATCTACCATTAACACCTGTAATACCTGCTCCGCTATCAGACGCATCAGTTTGAAATGTCATTTTATGAGTTGAAGTATTAGTAACGTCAAATACACAAGTAGCTGAAACTGCTGCTGATATATTCTGATTAGTCTCTCCCGATATTGAGTCATAATTTATTACGGCATGAGTATAACTTGAATTATTAGTAGTAGTTTTTATTGTCCAACCCATATATCTACGATAACCTGTACCTCTAACAAAACCTCCATTGATAGAACAGTAATATATACCAGTAGAGGGGAATGTAAATACACCACTACTTTGAGTCATGGCTGAACCAATCCTTCCAAACTGATCTGAAGTTCCTCTTTCCCAGTTTGCGGTAATTGTATATTCACCTGACGGAACACTCATTGAAGAATTTATATACCAGTTATCAACCATTGTTATTCCAGAAACAACAGTAGATAAGTCAGGTTGCGCTACAAATGACAATGTACCGCTACCGTCGGTTTTTATTACCTGACCTGTGCTACCATCTGATGTAGGTAGTGTAAATACTTGAGCACCAGTTTGTGTGTGCTGTATTTCGTTTGCGATTATTCTGCTCATTTTATGTCTCCGCTACTTTAGTAAAAACTGCGTATGTGCTTGGATAACCTGTATATCCACGCCAAGTAACATTACCATCGCTATATAATTTGAATCTTACTTTTACATTACTTGTATCTGTTACGTCTAAATAAGTGGCTACATTAAAATTAGCATAATAAAGTGTACCACCTCCACCAGCATCACCGATAGAACTAGCTGACCCGATTATCTCACTATAAGAACTATTATTAGTTGTAGCTTCAATATAGGCAAAAGCTGCACTAGAACTTGTACCTCCAGCAACAGTAGCGAGACTGTTAAATTCTAGACGATAAATTCCTGTTGATGGGAATGTAAAAATCCCACTTGATTCGGACATACCTGTTCCTACCTTACTAAATCCCGTAGCGTTACTTCTTGCCCAGTTTGAAGTCATAATCGTAGTGCTGTTATTTGAATTTGCACTGGTTGTAATTCTCCACATATCAACTTCAGATAGGCCAGTACTAACCCAACCTAAATTACTAGACCCATCTGTTTTTAAGACTTGCCCTGCACTACCGTCAGCTACAGGTAACTTAAATGATATGTCAGCGTTACCTGTTGTAGAAGCTGGTGCGTCTAGAGCGACTGAACCAGCTGTTGAACCATTTAATTTTATTGTCATGCTGCTACCTCCATAAGGATTAAAGAGGAAGTTCCTCGAACATAATCATCAGTATCATTATCAGCCTCAGATCTATTTACATATAATGTGTAACCATTAGGATCAACCATAACTGTATAAGTATGTGTGCCTGCACCGGGCGTATCCTCAGCTGTATACGAAACACTTTTTGACGTATCAGTTCTTTCTTCATATAATTCACATGATCCACCATTTTGCCTGCTTCCGTAACCAGTTGCCATTCCTATAAAAGTACTACTTCCTGACGTTGTTCTTTGTATTGCTGAAGTAGATCCAGTTGTTGTTCCGTTTAAAATACAAAGATTAACTAATACAATTACTTTATTAGATGAACTAGTCATAGTAAGACTAGTACTTAAATTAGGAACATTATTCCAACTAGAAGAACTAGTCTGGAAGCTATCAGTTTTTATTACATGTTTAACTTGAAGAACTGAACCTACACCTCTTTTAGCTGCGGTTACTGCTCCATCAGCTAGTGTTGCTGACGTTACCGAGCCAGCTGGTAAACCACCAGAGGATATACCTGTGATAGTACCGCTACCATTTATTTGTATTGCCATTAAACTATTGTATATGTACTACCCGAAGGTATTGTTAATGTTGCACCACTTGCTATCGTGATCGGCCCTGCACTCATAGCGTTTTTGTTTGTGGTTATTGTGTAGTTGTTAGATATAGTCTGTGAGTTTTCATAGATACATCCGTCAGCTACTGTTGATGCTACACCTGTAAGGCTGCTACCGTCACCTGTGTAAGATGTTGCAGCGACTGTACCTGTTACGGTAACACCGCTAGTAGTAACAACTAATCTATTAGCACTATTAGTTGTATCTTTAATAGCAAACTCACCACCATTACATAAAAGTTGATAGTCAGGGTTTCCATCAGAATCAACAAAACTAACGTTTGGCTGTGTGCCGTTAATAATTAAATTACTGTTATTTAAAGTTAATGCGTTTCCAGATAAGTTACCAGATATACTTATGTTTCCAGTTCCGCTTATATCATTACTATTTAGGTCAAGGTTGCCGCCTAGCTGTGGTGATGTGTCGCTAACTAGATCTGTGTTGACTGTTTCAAAAGTAGGAGCTGCTCCGTTGTTTGCACGTAAAAACTTACCATCTTGTGATGATGTACCGTTTGCAATTTTTGCTAGTGTTACCGCTTGGTTAGCTATCTTAGCGTTTTCTACTGCATTGTCAGCAATCAAAGAGTTAACTATTGCGTTTGCTGCTATTTTACTTGTAGTAACTACATTTGTACCTAGAGCATTTGAATCAACTGCATTAGCTGCTAATTTAGCTGAAGTAACTGCATCATCTAATATTTTAGCAGTTGTAACTGCACCGTTTTGTATTGCTGCTGTAGTTACTGAGTTTGCACTAGGGGTATTTATATTTACTGTTGACCCGATCGTGATGATGAAGAAATCAGCACCACTAGAAGGAGCGGCAGCAAATATAATGTCCCCACCGTCGAGAGCAAAGCCTTCGCTGGGTTGGCTGGTTCCACTATTAGGTTTCTGAATGACTCCATTGATGCTAACAAGATGTTGCTCGGCAACTGTGCCTGCATTACTAAGTGTAAATCTATAAGCTGATCCATTGAATGTTGCACTGCCTCCGCCAGTTGATGATGAACTAGATATTGTATTTATAAAAAATTGTCCAACTGACTGTGTTTCTTCATACGAAGAAGTTGATGAATTATATACAAGTAATTTATTTGTGCCAGTATTATAGAATAAATCACCAGCGTCGTTATTACTTGTAGGGTTCGACGAACCAACTCTGTATCTTTCGTTGAAGTCATTGATGTCTCCACTAAGATTTACTAGATCGTCTTCTGCAAGAGTTGCTTTATGGTAGTTATATATCTGACCAGAGCCAGTTGATGTTACGATAAAACGTATACCATTAGCTACAGTCGAGCTATGAAAGTTAGAAGGTATGTTGTTTATTGTAACAGTTGCACCACCTACAGTTCTAGCTGATGTACTTGTACCACTACCGTTAACAACAAGACCGCCTGCATCTGAAATACTAACAGCAGCACCAGAAGCCTTTTGTGTATTAGGAAACTGTGTTTCGTTTGCTATAGCTGTAAATCCACCAAATATAGAAAGCTGATCGGATACATAATCAACAATAGCACCAGAGGTTGGAAACTTAGTGTCATCATCTGTAATCGTAGTCTGCTTTGCCATACCATCAATCTGGTTGAGGTCGGCTATATCTGCGGTAAGAGCTGTGCTATCTGCAAGTTTGGACGCTGTGCCACTTTGCATACCCGCTAATACTTTTAGTTCTGCATCTGCAATTTTTGCTACACTTATAGCGTCGTTTGCAATCTTAGCTGTTGTAACTGCATTATTAGCAATAGTCAAAGCTGTTGATCCAGTTACATCTCCTGTGTGAGTCTGGTTTGTAACCTTGGCTGTGTTAGCTGCTATTTCTGCATTTATAGAATTAGCTAGTTTGTCAGTTGTAACTGCATCATCAGCTATGTCGGCTGTAGCAACAGAAAGATTTACAATGTTATCACTATTAACTGTTATATCAGTCGGTAGTGTGCCTCCAGCTAACTTTACCATTGTTACAGCATTGTCAGCTAGCTTACCTGTAGTAACTGCGTTGTCAGCTATCTTAGCTGTTGTTACACTACTATCTGCTAATTTAGCTGTAGTTACAGCACCGTCTTTTATCTTATGTGTTTGTACTGTTTGATTTTGTTCTTCTTGTGCAGCAAACAGTAACTGCTTATGATTGGCGTTAAGGTCAGCTGCCTTGACTGATGACCCTGCCGTATATGTAGCCTCTGCACTATCTACGTTTGTATCACGAAAGATACGTATAGCTGCTGGGCTAGCTGGTATATTGCCTGATGTAAAGACTACATTACCACCACCTGTAGTAGTATAGTTTGTTATGTTGTAGTGTGTACCTGATGATTTTAGAACGGTATCTACTTCTACTTTTATATCAGATTCTTGTACAGAGGGAAAGGTAAACGCTTTTGTCGCATTACCATCCCCAGTATAATCTACGAATGTTGTTGCCATTTATTTGTATATGTTGAGGAGGTCATTTGACTGTACCTTTTTAAGATACTTTTGACG